CGATTTTCTCTGATGATTTTGGCATGAAAGGGGGAGGCTTTTTGGAGCCCCCCGCCATTATTATTCAGCAAATTCTCGAACCTGCGTTATCCAAATTAGTAGGATGGATTACGAAGCTCATTGAAGGGTTCGTAAATATGTCACCATTAGGTCAGAAGATGGTAGTTATTTTCGGGACAATGGTCGCAGCGTTAGGTCCATTATTACTAATCTTCGGTACTGTTATTAGCACGATTGTCAAAGTTAAGACCGCAATTCAATTCTTAGGAGCTGGATTTGCTAGTACTATGGGAACAATAGCCGCAGTAATCGGTATTATTTACGCACTCGTGGCCGTGTTTATGATAGCCTACACCAAGTCTGAAACATTTAGGAACTTCATTGACAAGCTTTGGCCGTCTATTAAGGATGGGTTAGGGGTAGCCGCACAATGGGCAGCTGAGAAACTCAAGGTCTTATGGGAATGGCTTCATCAAGCTGGTCAGAAAGCTAAAGAGTTTGGACAAGCAGTTCGAGATAAAATTGGCGAACCTTTGAAACACTTCTCCGAAAAATGAGGTGTAGCCGGTGACTCTATTAAGGGATTCATTGGTGGAGTACTTGAAAAGATGGGGGGAGCGTTCGGTAAGATTGGAGGAGTCACATCCCTCGCCGTATCGGCTATTACCAAGTTTGGATTAGCGTTTCTAGGAATTACAGGTCCTATTGGACTAGCTATTAGTTTAGTAGTATCCTTCCTAACCGCGTGGGCTAAGACTGGAAATCTGAACGCAGACGGTATTCGTCAAGTGTTCGATAACTTGTCTACTACTATTCAGAATGTAGCAGACGCTATATCTAAATACTTACCGCAGTTCGTGCAAAAGGGAACTGAAATTTTAGTTAAAATTATTGAAGGGATTACTAAGGCTATTCCACAAATCACACAGACTATTAGTCAGGTGATAACAGCTATTACGCAAACACTAGTTTCGGTCCTACCGCAATTAGTTAGCGCTGGAATGCAGATTTTAACTACGCTTATTCAAGGTATTTCTCAAGCCTTACCTCAGATTGTACAAGCTACTGTACAGATTATTACCACGTTACTTAACGGCTTAATACAAGCCCTACCTCAGCTAATACAAGCCGGTATCCAAATTATACAGGCTCTTATCGGAGCTATTGTACAAGCATTACCGTCTATTGTAGAAGCCGCGGTTCAGATTATGATGGCCCTCATTAATGGTATTGTACAGGCTTTACCTACGTTAATCGAAGCAGGTCTTCAGATTATCATGGCCCTCATTCAGGCTATTGTAGATAATCTACCTCAGATTATTGACGCAGGTATTCAAATGCTAACGGCGTTAATTCAAGGACTTATTCAGGTACTTCCTCAGTTAATTGAAGCCGCTATTCAAATTCTGACAGCGTTACTGGAAGCGTTTATTAACGCACTTCCTCAATTACTGGATGCCGGGGTTCAGTTACTTACATCCTTACTTCAAGGGTTTATTAGTGTACTACCTCAACTAATTCAGGGAGCTATTCAGATTCTAGCATCGCTATTATCTACTATCCTAAGTCACTTACCTCAATTACTTCAAGCAGGGGTTCAGTTACTAACTTCTTTAGTAAGTGGTATCCTATCAGTACTAGGTTCACTCTTATCTACTGTCGGAAGTATGATGGGTCAAATGATTAGTAAGATTGGTTCGTTTGTAGGCCAGATGCTATCTTCAGGGGCTAAACTACTTACTAGCTTTATTAGTGGTATCGCTGGTAAGATTGGTTCAGCCGTTGGTAAGATTGCTTCCATGGGTAGCCAAATGATTTCCAAAGTAGGTTCATTTGTAGGCCAAATGGCGTCAGCTGGTACGAACTTCGTAATGGGATTTGTTAACGGGATTTCCGGAGCGATTGGAGCCGCTGCTAATGCCGCCGCAAATATGGCTAAAAGTGCGTGGAACGCCGCTAAGTCGTGGCTGGGGATTAAGTCACCGTCTCGTAAAATGATGAAAATCGGTAAGTATACTGGAGAAGGTTTCGGCCTCGGTATTACTAACATGATTCGAACTGTTCGAGATAACGCAAGAGAAATGGCGGAAGCTGTATCCGATGCGTTAAGTGATATCACAATGGATGTTCAGGATAATGGTATCGTTGACAAGGTTAAAGATATCTACGGTCATGTTATGGACCAAGTACCTGATACACTCAAAGGACCTCAATTAGGTTTAGTGGAATCAGCCACTACTGCGCCTACGGTAGATTTGTACAAGATTAATCAACGTCCTACAGATTCTAATGAACCTAAAGACGGTGGTGAATCATCTGGAGGTAACATTACTATCGGAACTATCATTGTTCGTAGTAATGATGATGTAGACAAATTGTCCCGCGGACTGTATAATAAAAGTAAGGAAACGTTATCCGGCATGGGTAACATTGTAACACCTTAGAAAGGAAGACTAAATGGCGAATAGAGATACTATTTTAGTGGACGATATTGACTTATCTACTAAAGGGGTAACTATTTTAGAATATTCGGGAATTAGCTTCGCAGCTCTAAAGGACGGAGGATTTAAAAATCCGGAAGGTATTGACGGGGTACTCGATTCCCCGTCTACTGCCTTTTCTGGACTTACTGCCTCTATTACAGTTCTAATTGAGGGCGAAAGTGAAAAGGACGTAAATGCTAAGTATCGAAAATTCAAACAGTTTATTAGAAGTCGATCTTTTTGGAAAATTTCCACAAAAGAAGACCCAGAATTTTTCCGATACGGTAAGTTCCTCGGGGAAAGTGAACCCGGTGTACTTACGGACGTCCCAATTTTTGCGCAAGCTCACCTGATTACTAAAATAGGTATTCAATTTAAAGATGGTTATGAATATTCTAAGAATGTAATTACCGGTCAGTATCAGTATGTTTCAGGTATTAACGGTCACGAGATTACTAATCCAGGTAGACCTACAAGGCACTTTGAACTGGAAATTAGTACTACTCAACGTCTTCCAGGCTACATTCGAATTGAATGTATTGGACAAGGTTCTGTAGAGTTCGGAACCAATTCTGTTATCCTTGATCCTGGAAATCGAATTAAGTTCAACTTTGGGACATTCGAACTACTTCAATTAGCTATTAACAATAATGTTAAGAACATTTTCGGGTATTTGAAAAATGCGCAATTCTTTAAAATTCCTTCAGGAAAATCAGTACTTAGAATTAGTTACCGAACCAGTGATACGGCGACATGGACGACGAATCTTCCATTCCAGGTCCGTTATTCGCTGTCCCCGTCCTATTACTAAGGAGGCGCTAAATGATTGATAATAATTTAGTCATGACTCCTATTCCGGATAGCCTTCTTTACGTATATGACCAGAACTTCAATCTACTTGGCGCTAGTGTAGAGTGTTTCCATAAGCACTACGAGGACGAAATCATTACTCGTTCGAAAGGTAAGGAAGTACTTACGTTCGAAGCAGTAGAGACTTCCACTATTTACCAATATTTAAAGACTGAAAATATTGTCAAATACGGGGAAAGATGGTTCCGTATTAAGTTCGCAGAAGACGACAGTTCAGCTAAAGGACTAACTAAATTTACCTGCTACGCATTATGGTATGAATTAGCGGAAGGACTGCCGACCCCTATTAGAATGGTAGGAAGTACGGTTCGAGCCGTTGCAGAAGCTATTACTAAAGATTTTGGTAAGTGGGTCAAATTAGTCATTCCTACTGACTCAGGTAACCGACCTGTACGGTCCATTACCTTAAAGGAAAATTCCGGGCTATATAAACTTCGGTATTTAGCTAAACAGTATAACATGGAACTAACATTCGGGTACGAAGAGGTATTCGAACAAGAGCTTCGTTATGTCAAAACTGTCGTAATTATTCAGCAGTATACTGAATCTAAAATCGATTATCCTTTAGTAGTCGAAGAAAACCTGAACCATATCGTAAGGGCGGAAGATTCCCGTAACCTTTGTACGGCTTACAAGTTGACAGGTAAGGGCGAAAAGGATGACGAGGAGTTGACATTCGCAAGTATTAATAACGGAAGTGACTACCTTATTGATGTTTCATGGTTCACTGAACGTCAGATGCGTCCTAGATACATTCCTAAGTCTAAGCATGATGACCGCTTTAAGATTAAACAAAGTATGCTAGATGCGGCTAGAGCCTATTTAGATGTATACGCTAAACCGTTAGTTACCTATGAAGCGTCAGCAATTTTGTACGATAAGGTACCTGATTTACATCACAGTCAGCTGGTAGTGGATGACTTCTATAAACTGAACGAGTGGCGTAAGGTTACTGCCCGTTCGGTAGACTACGATGACTTATCGAACTCTCAGATTACATTCGATGACCCTAGACGAGATTTAATGGACCTAATTAATGACGACGGGGACGGAGCAATTTCTTCAGGTAACGAGGAGCAGTCTCACGTAGTCATTAGGTATGCTAATGACATTCTAGGTACAGGATTCAACACGGAGAACGGTAAGTATATAGGTGTACTTACTACTACCAAGCGTTCGGAAGACTTAAAACCTGACGATTTTACGTGGGTTAAAATCGAAGGTCCTGAAGGTAAGCAAGGACGTAACGGTGAACCCGGTACACCTGGACGAGATGGAGTAGACGGGGTAGCCGGTAAAGATGGTGTAGGTATTGTAGACACTGATATTACTTATTGTATTAGCTTATCCGGTACCCAAGCTCCTACAGACGGATGGTCCTCACAAGTTCCCGAACTTACTAAAGGTAGATACCTATGGACTAAGACATTTTGGAGATATTCCGACGGTACTCACGAGACCGGATACTCCGTAACCTATATAGCCCAAGATGGTAATAAAGGTAATGACGGTGTAGCTGGTAAAGATGGTGTAGGTATCAAGCGTACTGAAATTAGCTACGCACGTTCTAATTCAGGTACTGAACCTCCTTCCGATGCTAAGTGGGGTTCTCAAGTTCCAGAAGTTCCTTATGGCGAATATCTTTGGACACGTACTAAATGGACGTATACAGATAATACTTCCGAAGTAGGCTATTCGGTAGCCCGTATGGGTACTCAAGGTCCTAAAGGGGATTCAGGAAGTGATGGACTTCCAGGTAAGAACGGGGTAGGTCTAAAGGGTACCGAGGTCGTTTACGGACTTTCAGATAATGATCAATCTGCACCGACAACATGGACACAGCAGGTTCCTAGTTTAGTAAAAGGTAAGTTCCTATGGACTCGAACCACCTGGACTTATACGGATACTACTTCGGAAACTGCGTATCAAAAGACGTATATAGCTCGTGACGGTAATGATGGGCAAAACGGTATCGCCGGGAAAGACGGCGTAGGTCTACATCATACAGATATCACCTACGCAGGTTCTACTTCGGGAACAGTACCTCCTTCCGGTAACTGGTCTAGTCGTATCCCAGAAGTTCAACCGGGATTCTATCTATGGACTCGAACTATTTGGCACTATACTGACAGCACTAGTGAGACAGGATATTCGGTATCTAAAATTGGTGAACAAGGTCCACGTGGTATTCAGGGACTTCAGGGAGAAACAGGTCAACAGGGTATTCCAGGTACTCCTGGACGAGATGGGAGATCTCAGTTTACTCACATCGCATTCTCAGACAGTCCGGACGGTACAGGATTTAGCCATACTGACCAAGGTCGGGCGTATATTGGACTGTACCAGGATTATAATGAGGCTCATTCTAAAGATAAGACTTCTTACAAGTGGACTAAATGGATAGGTCGGGACGGAGCCCAAGGTATTCCAGGTAAAGCTGGGGCGGACGGTAAAACTTCATACTTCCATGTGGCGTACGCCGGAAGTTCAGATGGATCCAGGTCATTTAGTTTAGAAGACCGTAACCAGCAGTATATGGGTTACTATTCGGACTATACAATAGAGGATAGTACAGACCCTAAGAAGTACAGATGGTTCGATCGTATGGCTAATGTACAGGTAGGTGGAGTTAACCTTTTCCTTAATTCCTTGTTCACATTCGGCCTGAAGGAGCCGTACTCTACTTATGAACTAATTGACGG